ATTTGATGAAAGTTGTGACTTTCCGATTAGTGCGTGATGTACATCCTATGCCAACCGCTAAATGGCAGGATGCAACGGTTCTCATCCTGACTTGTCTAGTCCAACCTATGGTTTTCTTTCGTGCCCGCGACTACTTCTCAACTTACGAAGAATTCTGTGAAGCCCAATTTCTCAATTATAGCCGTTACGCTCTTATATCTAAACCGTCAATTCATTCTGACAATCGAGTCATCCGATGGATTCAGTATGCCGTGTCTCGCACGTATCTTGTGCGTCGATACACCGCTTTGAGTTTGTCTGATGGTTCTTTCGTCCCTGGCAGTTTTCAATATACGACGGAGGCTTTTTGGGAGTGGTTGGCCCACACGGAGTCTCGTTCGCGTGGGAAGTATCTCGCAGCTTTTCGGGAAATCATCATCAACCCCCTTACTGTTTTTAGCCGAGAAGTCCGCTCTATTCAGCTGAATCAGAAAGAAGATGAAACTCTTGTCAAACAAGTCCAGATTGATTCCTTTGGGAAAATAATCGAAAAAGGGTTTATCAGTCGGCCTATTCATGCGGTTGATCCGAAGTTAGTAGTGACTTTGGGTCCCGAAGTTTATGACGCGACTGATAAGCTAAAACGGTTGTTCTCCTTTAAGTTGGAACGCGCGTTCCTGGTGTATCATGGTGTTCCCGTGTACATCACAATCGGGGCCGGCTGTACTGACGTCGAGTTGTCTTCTTGGTTCAACCGAATTCTTGAAGTGGACCGTGGCATCTTCATTATTGTGGCCGGTGATGGTTCTTTGGTGTTGGTTCGGGACGGCGGTCCGTTGGTGGCTCTTGAGGGCGATTTGAGTCAGTGTGACCACACATCCCGTTTGGGGTGTTTGGCACACGAAGCGACGATCTTGCATGCCCTGGGAATGACCATCGATTCTATCTCTCTACTTCTTGCAAACGCCCGAGCCACCTTAATGGTAGGCCTTCGAAACCAGCCGAATGAGAATGTGCGAATTTATCGTCCCTATGAACGAAATACTGGAGGTGTTAATACCACTTTTGGGAATTCTTGTACGACTTTTACTGCTTGTTTATTATCTGTCTTGGAAGCTTTCCATCCGGACTCTCGTTCCTACCCTATCGACGTAGTGCCAATTTGTACTATTTTTGAGCAGACGTTCCACGACTTGGGCTTAATACTGAAAGTTAGAGGAGAAGTTCATCCCCTATCTGACATTATTGGGTCAGTCGCACGAGCGCCTTCTTTCTTAAAAGGTATTTGGTACTACGTCGATGGTAGTTACGCTTGGGGTCCCTTGCCAAGCCGATTGATCAAGATTGGGAAAACCATAACTGATCCTCGACAAATACGCTACGGTAATACTCGTATCCCAGAACTGGAACCGGCCCTCCGTGAATTTTGTTCTCAGATGATGCATTCCATGAC